TTTTAGACGCATTCCCCATTCGCCTTGTACGCTGAACACGCAAGGTTGACGGGCGAGCCATTTGATAAGCGCCGCGTCCGATCGTGTTTCGCCCGGTCCGACGAAATCGGCAATTACGGGGCACGTCGGCAGACACGCGCTAATCAACTTCGATACGCCCGCGTTGATGGCTTCTTTACCCGTGCCCGTTGGGGCGAGGCAAAGGACGTACATATTCAGGCCGGTTGCTGATATGTTGAACGCCTTGCCCACAATACCGGCAACAAGGCCGATCGCGCCGACTAGGGCAATTTCACGCACTGGACGCGGCGCGGCTTCGTAAATGAAGTTCGCGACTTCCCCTAGCAAGCCTGGGGGTAAAATTATGTCGGACGGGTTGACGCCTTCAGGGCCTTGTGCGACTTGTGGCGTCGCCTGAAGCGCGGTCCTGCCCGGTTCCGCATCGGTCGGGGCGGTTGGTCCTTCCACCGCCCCGTTACCGTTCAGGAACCCCGGCAATTCAATCTGTTCTTCCGGCTGCAAAAGGTCGTCGAACTGGACCTTTAGCCCTTCGATATCGATTTCGGGCAACTGCCGATCGAACGACTTGTTCACCATGTACGAAACGTAATCGTCGCGCTTCGCTTTGTCGCGCTCGCCAAGCTTCGACGCGCGGAAGATGCGTGCGATTTGATCGCGGTTTTGCGTATAAAACGCGACGATATCGACAAGCGCGAAATCGGCTTCAGATTGCGAGGCGTAAAGGCTTTCCCAATCGCCTTCGTACAGCGCGCGGAACTTGTCGCCGTTCAGGGCAGACAGCGCCTTACCGATAACGCTTGCGTCGTCTTCTTTCTGTTCGGCGTTGCCGCCGTATTGGTGGATCGAAGCCGGTCCGCCCATTTGATGCCAAAGCAACATTGCCGCATCTTGGCATTCGATAATCGGCGCGTCGCGATAAACGTCGCCGGTCATGGTCATGAAGCGAAGGTTTGAATAGATTTCGATTTGCGCCCGCTTGCGACCGCGCGGAATGCTGCCCTTGCCAATGATGTGCAAGCCGGTGCCCGATGGCGAGCGTTCGGCGTACGATTGGATTTCGTGAAAGATGCGCTGTTGACGTTGAAAGATTTCGTCGTCGCCCTTGGGGTCGTCAAGGTCGATAAAAACGTAAGGATCATCGTCGGTAAGGACGAAGCCGATACCGCTAAAGGCGCCGCTATCGAACGCGCGCAAGGCGTCTTCAAACGTGCCCCAGGTCGACGCCTTGTCGACGGCAGCCTTAGCGCCAGCGACGATAGGTGAGTACGGAACCTTCGTCGGTTTCGGCCCGCCTTGATCTTCCAGCCGCCACACGATCCATTGGCGGTAAAAGCGCATTTCGGAAGGGATTGCATCGAACGCCATTAGATTTGCAGCCCTGAAAGGTAATCATGCAACGCTTGAACCTTCCGAACGCCAGGGTCGGGAATAAGGTCTTTTGCGAACGCGCTTACCCATGAAGGCGAAACGTCGATTTGCCTCGCCATTTCGGCGAACGTGATCGATCGGGGCGCGTTGTTCACAAGATAAAGCGTCCGCTCTAGCAGCGGCACGCTATCGCTAGGGGTTGTCATTGAATGCCCTTCAGCTAGTTTGCGCGCACCGTACCGGGAATAATTTTTTGCACAAGCCGCAAAATATCGTTGACAGGGGATAACGGCAGGGGCACATAGGGCAGGCGGTCGACGCCTAATCGATCGCAACAGTCGTAACCGGGCAAAGGAATTCAAATCATGGCATGGGGAACCCCTGCAACCGCCGAACCGTCGGCGCCGTCGGTCGCAATGTGCGATGCGCCGAACTGCAACAACGTTGCTTTTCTTCGGATCGAAACGCCGTTTAACGAACCTGCGAATTCGTGTTGCGAACACGCGGAAGGTTGCACTATCGTCGGCGCTGTCGAAGGCGCACCGTTCAATGAAGTCGCTCGCGATATGCTCTTGAAGCGTTGGGAAGCCGCCAAAGCGACGCTTGAAGCTGCCAAGAATTCCGAAATGGAAATTCGCAAGGCGGTCGGCGCGTACGTCTTCCCGACGCCGAAGGAAGGCGTTAACAATCACGATCTAGGCGGCGGCTATATGCTGAAGCTTGGCCATAAGCTGAACTATAAGCTTCGCGGCGACGTTGAAGCAATCGAAGCCGTCGAAGACAAGTGCGAAGCCTTGGGCAACGAAGGCAAGTTCCTTGTCGAACGTATTATCGTTTGGAAGGCGGACTTCAGCAAGTCCGAATATAATAAGCTTGACGCTTCGCTTCCAACGCATAGCGCCGTGAAGAAGCTTGTCGACGAAATCCTCGAAATTACGCCCGGTTCGCCGTCGCTGGAAATCAAGGAACCGAAGGCGGCGCTTCGCTGATAGCCCGACGGGTCGCACCACGGGCGCCGGGGCAGGGTACGGGCATTCAAAAAGGGCAACGTACCTGCCCCGGCACTTCCTGAAAGGAACCGGCACTATGGACCGTGAAACGGAACTGAAAGAGCAATTGCGCGCGTTGCAGGAAGAATACGACGCGAAGGCAAAGCCTATCGTCGACGAACTAGCCGAAATTGAAAGTTCGAAACCGCCGCGCGTTGTGATCGTTTCGCTTGACGATCTTGAAGGCGGCGATTTATTCGATTTGTTGTTCGGAAAGCCGACGCCGAAGGAAGGTTGCAACTGCGAAGCTTGCACCGCTGCACGAAAGGCAATGAACTAATGAACGCTTTTGCCGACGCCCTAGGCGCGAACAATCCCGGTTTCGGGCAGCCCACAAACAACGCGGCAGCGTTCGGCGGCTTCGCTCCCCAGGCGCCGGGCAAGAGCGCGCTTGACACGATCGAAAGCGTAACGCGGCAAGTCGGCGCACGTATCGTCGTGTCGGGCGTTGAAAAGATCGGCAAGACAACGCTCGCTTGCGGGGCGCCGAGCGCCCTGTTGATCCCTCTTGAAATGGGATATGGATCAATCGTCGTTCCGAAGACGAAGCAAATCGAAACGTTCGACGAATTGCTTGCGACGGTCGACGATATCAAGCGCCGTGCCCAGGCGGGGCAATTCCCCTTCCGATCGATCGTACTCGATAGCGCCACGGCGACCGAACAGCGCATTCACGAAAAGACGATTGCGAGCGACAAGGATTACAAGCCGGGCAATCCCAAGGGCGTTACAATGGAAAGCGCGCTAGGAGGATACGGCAAGGCGTACGGCTATGCGAACGAACAGTTCGGCAAGCTGTTGACCGCACTTGACGAACTAGCGTTTTACGGCGGCATTAACGTAATCTTCACCGCGCATGTTTTTGCGTCGAAGGCGATCGATCCCGCGTTCGGCGAATATGACGCTTGGGATTTGCTCTTGCATTCGCCGAAGAATAATAAGAACTACGGCAAACGCGAAATGTTGACGCAATGGGCGGATATGATCGCGTTTGTTCATGAACCAATGTTCATTACGAAGGGCGATCAAATTCAACAGGCTACTTCAATGAACCAAGGGCGAGTTGCGGGCGTTGTTCGCAAGCCGTCGTATGTCGCAGGCAACCGCTTCGGCATATCCGGCGAAATCCCGCTTCCAACGGCTCCCCAGGGTACGCCTTCGAATTTGATCGCAGGGCATTCGTGGAACCAAATCGCCAACGCCGTAAACGTCGCGACGGGCGGGGCAATCGATCTTTTCAATCGCGACGTATAATCGAAAGGAAGTCAAATGCCTGCATTCCAGTTTGATAGCAACGGCATCGATCCGTCGTACGGCGGCGGCTCGCAACTGCCCGTCGGCAAGCATCCCGTCGTTATTGTGGGGAGCGAACTGAAGCCGACTAAGGACGGAACCGGCGGTTTTCTCGCACTTACGCTTGAAGCGATCGATGGTCCGGCGAAGGGCGTTCAGCATATCGACCGCCTGAACCTTCACAACAAGAACCCCGACACGGTTCGTATCGCTAACGGGCAGCTTTCGGCGTATTGTCACGTAATCGGCGTCTTCCGCTTCCAGGCAACCGAAGAACTGCACGGGAAGCCGTTCGTCGTCGACATTGCCCCCGATCCCGACGAACGCAACGCCAACCGTACAAAGATCGGCAAGCTTTACGATATCAACGGCAACGAACCGAACAAGGCCGGTGCCGGTGCGCAGCAGGGCGGCGGCTTTGGCGGCGGTTCGGCAGGCTTTGGCGGCGCAAGCGGCAATCCCCAGGGCCAGCAGCCCCAGGGTCAGCCGGGCGGCGGTTTCCAGCCGGGCGCCGGTGCTGCGCAGGGCCAGCCGGGACAACAGCCCCAGGGCGGGCAGACAACCGGCGGCGGTTGGGGCGCGCAAGGCGGCGGGGCCGGTGCCCAGGGCGGCGGCGCGGCAGCGGGCGGCAATGGTCAACAGGCTTGGTCGCAGGGTTCCGGCGGCGGGGCGCCCGGTTGGGGCCAGCGTTAAGCGTCAATCGGCAGGGGCTTCGGTCCCTGCCCTTTGTCGGGCCGTGCCGGGCGTCCCCCGACGTAATCGAACGGGTACGACTGCCGTTCGCCTTACTGGCACAGTCCGACAAAGGGGATTTGACGTGTTCGACTTGTCGTTTCAAACGGAACGCGAAAGGCTCGCCGCGACTATAAGCGCGGAAGTCGAAGCCGATAGCGTTGCCGAATACGAAGAAGGGCCGCGCTGGCATCTTGGCGGTTCCGAAATCGGCAAGCCTTGCGAAATGCAGCTTTGGGCGGGCTTTCGTTGGCTTCGGCAGGAAAAGCACGACGGGCGAAAGCACCGGCTGTTTAAGCGCGGTCATTACGAAGAACCGAAATTTATTAAGCGGCTTCGTCGGATTGGCTTTGAAGTTTTCGAGTTCGACGCCGACGGCAAACAATACAAAATCAGCGGACATATGGGGCATTATGGCGGTTCCCTTGACGGCATCGCAATTGCTCCCGTGCGCTATGGCTTGCCGGGGCCGTTGCTTGTCGAATTCAAAACGCATAACGAAAAGTCATTCGCCAAGCTTGCAGGGCCGATCACTTCGAAATGGCCAGTATTGACGCGCAACACGGCTAAGGCTGAAGGTATGCGCAAGTCGAAGCCGGTGCATTTCTCGCAAATGTCGTCGTACGGGCAGGCGTACGCTTTGCCGTACGGGCTGTATTGTGCCGTCAATAAGGAAACCGACGAACTTTATTTCGAAATCATTCAACTTGATTTCAACCACGGCGTTCGCTTGTACGAAAAGGCGGGCCGCGTGATCTTCAGCCAAATCCCGCCCGCGAAGATCGCGCAAAGCGCCGCGTTCGGCGAATGCAAGCTTTGCCACTATTCGCCGATATGCCATCACGGGGCCGCGCCCGAAGTCAATTGCCGAAGCTGTGAACACGCTTCGCCCGTCGACGGGGGCGAGTGGCATTGTCGCATCTTCGACGGCATCATTCAGCGCGAGTTAGTCCCCCAGGGCTGCCCACAATGGCGCCGGATTGTATGAACGCGCCGTTCGCGACAATCGGGCACAACGGCGGGCCGTCGCTTGATCGATGGTATCAAGAGGAAGCGGTTGATACGCTTTTTCGGTACTTCGACGAACACGGCGGAACCGACTTCGAAGGGCGCCCGATCGAAGCGAACCCGCTTATCGCCCTGCCGACGGGAACAGGTAAGTCGTTCGTTATCGCGAAGTTTCTTCGGCGAGTGTACGACGTGTTTCCCCAAACGCGGGTTATCATGTCAACTCACGTCAAAGAGTTGATCGAACAAAACGCGAAGCAACTTCAAAGGGTTTGGCCGAATGCGCCGCTTGGTATCTATTCCGCCGGGCTAAAGCAAAAGGACTTCATACAACCGATCATCTTCGGCGGCGTTAAATCGATGGTTCGCGGCGTCGACGAAGACGGGCGTTCGATCTTCGGCTTTCGCGATCTAATGATTATCGACGAAGCGCACCTAGTTGGACCTTCGGCGGATAGTTCTTACGGCGACTTCATTCTTCAGCTAAAGGCGATCAATCCTTATCTGAAGATCATTGGACTTAGTGCGACAATCTATCGTCTAGGCATGGGGCTTTTAACGAACGGGCCGATATTTACCGACATTGCGTACAACCTTTGCGATATTCAAGGTTTCTCGCGCCTGATTGCCGAAGGTTATCTTTGCCCGATTTTCCCGAAGAAAACGGCGACTGAACTTGACGTATCGGGCGTCGGCATGTCGTCAACAGGCGACTTTATCGAAGGCGCGTTGCAAGCTGCCGTCGACAAAGACGACATTACGTACGAAGCCCTTTGCGAAGTCGTTCAACAGGGAATGCAGCGGCGATCTTGGCTTATCTTCGCGAGCGGCATCGAACACGCTGAACACATCGCGGAAATGCTGCGATCGACCTTCGGCGTTCCGGCGGCTGCCGTTCATTCGAAAATGCCCCAGGGGCAGCGCGACGATATTATTGCGGCGTTCAAGTCCGGCGAGTTGCGTTGCATTGTCAACAAAGACATTCTTACGACGGGCTTCGATCACCCGCCTATTGATCTAATCGCTATGCTTCGGCCAACTATGTCAACCGGGCTATGGGTTCAGATGCTAGGGCGAGGAACGCGCCCGTACGACTATACGAACCCGCAACAGTATATCCCCGGTTTCGAATTCATTAAGCATCATTGCTTAG